ACAGCTCCTAATTATACTACAGCTCAGATCACAGATGTATATAATGTAGTTGCAGCTCGGTATGCAGCATTTGACGTCAACGTTACTACAAATTTAGATCTATACAATAAAGCTAAATTTAACAACAGGACTAGAGTTATCTTTACTACCAATGATATCTGGTTCCCAAATTGCGGAGGAGTTGCCTATATTAGTAGTTTTAAGCTAGCTGGCTATGGATGGTATACCTCAAATGTGCCATGCTGGGTTTTTACTAGAACATTTGGAAGCAACACAAAAAATGTAGGGGAAGTTGCTGCTCATGAAGCTGGTCATACGTTGGGATTATTTCATGACGGTACATCCACATCTCCATATTATTACGGCCAAGGCAACTGGGCCCCAATTATGGGTTGCGCTTACGGCAAAACAGTAGTGCAATTTAGCAAAGGAGAATACACTGGAGCAAACGTTAAACAAGATGACATCACAACAGTTAGAGCTAACCTCTCTATGGGATCTTTGTGTACTAGCCCGGCAACTCAACTTGATGTAACAGCTGGTACGTTTAACAACACCGGCAACATTATTGCAGGTTCTTTAGATATTAAAACTTATACGGTACCGGTTATTGCATCTGGCACACTAACAATCACAGCTGCTCCAGCATTATATAGTGCTGTAGACTTGACACTCCAATTGGTCAAGAATGGAAGTTTGGTTGCAACTGTAGATCCGGTAAATAATCAATCTGCAATACTTGAGACTGCAGTGACTAAGGGAACATACACTCTTCGAGTTATTCCATCGGGCAATAATGATATTAAGACTGTAGTATACAGTCCTTATGGAAGCATTGGAGTGTTTACTCTAACAGGAAGTTTAACTACTTCAGGTACCATTAAATAATAAAATATGAATGATTGTGGCTTTCATGATGTGCACCCAACGACTAGAAGAGAACTCTTAACTAATTTTGGTTGGGGATTGGGTGGATTGTCGTTGGCTTCTTTGTTAGGGTTTTCGGCTACATCTGAAGCTGCGTCTCCTCTACTACCCAAGGCTTCTCACTTTCCAGTCAAAGCAAAAGCAGTAATTCAATTGTTTGCCACTGGGGCTCCTTCTCATCTTGACACATTTGACTTCAAGCCAGAGCTCAAAAAGAAAGACGGAATGAACGAAGGAGGGGGATCTTTGTTAGCCTCTCCTTTTGAATTTCCTAAATTTGGTAAATCAGGTTTAGAGATTTCAGAAGTATGGTCTAAGCTCGGTCAGCACGCAGATGAAATGGCCATCATTAACTCAATGCAAACTGACATCCCAGATCATAATATTGCTCAAAAGATGATGTCTACTGGTTCTACGCAATTATCTAAGCCAAGTCTTGGGTCTTGGTTAGTATATGGTCTAGGAACAACCAATCAGAGCATGCCGGGGTTTGTTACGTTGAACGGAGATCCTACTTGGAGACAGTGTGCTTTTCTTCCTGGAATGTATCAGGGCTGTAATATTAACTACAAAATGAACATGAAAGCTGAAGAAGCTTTGAACAACATTTGTAGTCAATTTTCTACTTTGGAGCGCCAGCGCAGACAAATTAATTTCTCTAGAGAAATGAACATAGAGCACATGATGCGACTTCAACGAGATGTTCAGTTTGAAGCAAGAATAGAATCATTTGAAACTGCTTTCAAAATGCAAACGGAAGCTACGGATGCTTTTGATTTGAGTAAAGAACCAGAAAGTATTAAAGAGCTCTACGGTGCAACTGAAGAAGGAGCCAAGATGATGTTGGCTAGACGTCTCGTGGAGAAAGGAGTTCGCATGGTACAAGTAAACGTCGGAGGTTTTGATCATCACTCAGACATCAAAACCAACATGGCGATAACTGCTGCTAGGTATGATCAAGCTTTCAGTGCTTTGTTAACAGACTTAAAACAAAGAGGTTTGTTAGATTCTACTTTGGTAATCTGGGGAGGCGAATTTGGTCGCACTTCTATTTCTGGGGGAGGAGCTGGAGCCCCTGGTAGAGATCACAACGGCAAAGCATTCTCAGTGTGGATGGCAGGAGGTGGCGTCAAAGGTGGTCAGAAGTATGGGGAAACCAACGAGATTGGTTCTACTGCTGTAAAAGATGTAGTCCATGTTCACGACCTACATGCCACCATCTTGGCTTTGATGGGATTTGATCATACAAAGCTTATTTACGAATACAACGGAAGACCATTTCGTCTTACAGATGTTTTTGGTAATGTTGTAAAAGAAATAATTGCTTAAGTTCTTATATAAAAAATTCTCCTAAAAAGTTTTCCCACTTTTTATAATTTTCTGCTATTTCAGGATACCCTTCTGACTCAAATAATTTAATTGAGTGATTTCTATAAAATTCTGGAGAAGGACCTCCCTTCTTCCACCTTCTCACCATTGCAGGATAGAAAAAAGACAAGGAAATTAAACACTTTTCTGCAAGTTCCATTCCTCTGTCGTCCAATACATAAGGTAAAGGATTTGGTTCTTTTAGTCTTTTGTATATAATAATTGCTACCTGTTGGCTTTCAGACTCTGAAGAAGAAAACGGAGCAGTTGAGCATATTAGCATTAATATATCAAGGGGTTTAGATAATAAAATTTTATCTTGAGATCCTAATATTTTATCTCCAAATGCTTTATAAAAAGATTGACGAGATTCCGGACTTTCGTTGTATAAGTCCTTTATGAGCCCCACTGCATTTGAATTATACAGCTCTTCTATTAGGGTCATATATTATTTTGAGTTAAGCTTTTAATGAAGTCTTCGAGCAACTTCTGCTAAATCATTCATAGCAATTGCTAATTTTTGTTGTTGCCAAGGCTCAAGATGGCATCCTTGAGCGCAATGCATGGCAATTTTCATGAGACTGTCTTTAATTGAACTTAGATTGTCAATAACCATGTCGTCTTCTTCGTTTTCATCTTCTTCTGAAAAACGAGAATCGTTTTCAGGAGCCATTCCAATTGTTACAGGCATTCCAGTAGTGTCTTTGTCCTCTGGAGCTACATTATGAACTTCAGAATCAATCATATTCATATCAACTCCAGGAGCTGGTTCCTTTATAGGCCCAGAACTAACAACTTCATTGGGTTCTGTAGTAACAGTTTCTTTATCAGAAGGAAGATAAGCAGATTTTTTTGAAACAGAAAGATAAGCTTCTTGAAGAAAATGTAGATCTTTATTTAGCATATGTTTATTTAAGGAAATTTACTTTTTTAACTCATCAACTTGAGTTTTGAGTTCTTTGACTGCTTCAATAAGCAAAGCAACTAACTTTTCATATTTTACGGATTTATATCCACCTTCTTTTAGAGTTACAACTTCTGGCAATACCTCTTCTACTTCTTGAGCAATAACTCCAACATCTTTTCCTGTATAATAAGATTGATTATTATTCCACTCAAATTCTACTCCAGTAATTTTAGTAATTTTATCTAAGCTGTTTGATATGGGAGTAATATTTGTTTTTAAATTAATGTCAGAGAGACCTGGATCTATAGATATCCACGTTCCGTTGCTATAAGTTAAGATATTTCCATTAAAAAGAGAATCTGTAGGTTTATCTATCTTGCTTGCAGACAAACTACGGACTTGGTTTCTCGTAGCAATATCTCCTCCAGAAAGTTTTAAAGTAAATAAATTTCTATCTAAAACAAAATAATCATTATCTTGCAATGTTACTGCATCATTAAATTCTGAAATAGATTTTCCTGGCATATGTTTATTTATCAGCTTACGTGAATACTTTCTCTAAATTCTATATCTACAATTTGAATATTGGGATTCTGTCTTGACACTAAATAATTTAATTGAGCTCCTTGAATTTGTTGTCCACAATCAACTGTAATCAGCTTTTTAGATTCAGTATACAAATCAACTTTATTTTCTTCAATCAAATAACAACCATCATCTAGGTTTACTGCCTTAATAATAAGGCCAACACAAAACTCAGCTAACGGAAAATCTCCTCCTCTATTTCCTGGAAGACCGTAAGATATTGGAGGAATATTTTTAATGAGACAATTCATTGTTTTTTAATATTTAATAAAAGAGTTTAAATTAGTTGCAGAAAATTGTCCACGTATAGATAAATAACCTTTATAAGTATTATGGGATTAAAGTTTATAACTACAGAATTGCATGAAGAGCTCGACTTTTTAGTCGAAGAAAAAAACTCACAAGAACCCCAAAAGTACTATATCACCGGGCCGTACATGATGGCTGAAAAGCAAAATCAAAATGGTCGTGTATATCAATTAGAGGAAATGGTTCGAGAAGTGAGCCGCTACATGAGTGACATGATTAAGACTCGTAGAGCAATTGGAGAAATGAACCATCCCCAATCAACTGAAGTCAATCCCGTAAATGCTTGCCATCTTGTAACAGAGCTTAGGCAAAATGGTAATTACTTTATGGGCAAGTCTCTAATTCTTGATACTCCAATGGGACAACTTCTTAAGAGTCTTGTTAAAGATAAAATTCAAATGGGTATTTCTACAAGAGGTCTTGGAAATCTAGCAGAATCAAGAGAAGGCAAAAAAGTATCAAATTTTCATCTTATTTGCTTAGACGTAGTTCATCAGCCTTCCGTACAGAATGCAATGCTAGAATCTATTTTGGAATCTAAAGAATGGTCTTTTGATAATAACGGAAGAATTATAGAAGTATCATACAATGCTCTCAATAATCTAAAGCAAGGAGTATCCAATATGCCAAAGCACGAAAAAGAAGCATTCCTGAAAGAACATTTAATTAAATTTATTAATGCCCTTAAATCAGCATAACATTTTATGGAAGATACAAAAAATATTAAACAATTTATCGCCAACATTGCTGATAAAAATTACAGAGAAGCCAATACATCTCTTCAGAAGATGATTGAAAATAAACTTAAGGAAAAAATTAAATCTTCCTTAACATTAAAAAAATAAATTAATTTAGATAAATAAAAACATAACCATGATTAAGGATATTCTCAACGAACAGTTCAAGGATCTGATTTCTGAGGAAACTCTCAATACAATTGAAGAGGCGTTTCAGCAAGCAGTCGTAGAAAAATCAAAAGAAAAAATTCAGCTCGAATCTGAAAACATTAAGCAACAGCTTGATGAATCATATACAGCTAAGCTTGAGCTTGTAATTGAAAAAATTGACCAGGATCATACAGCAAAGCTCAAAAAGCTTGTTGAGGCAATTGATACAGATCATGCAGTCAAGCTTCAAAAGCTCGTTAAGGGTATTGACAAGAAGCACACATCAATGCTACAACAAGTAGTTGAAAAGTATCAAGGAGAAATGGAAGAAGAAGCATCAAGCTTCCGAGATCGTCTCGTTGAAGAAGTTTCTAATTATCTTGATCTTTATATTGATAGAACCATTCCAACAGAACAAATTTCTGAAGCTGTAAACAACATCAAAGCTGTTAAGCAGCTTGCACAGATTCGCCAAATTGTTGGCATTTCTGAAGAATTTATTGATAGCGAAGTTAAGGAAGCTCTAATTGACGGCAAGAAAACAATTGATTCTCTTCGTGCTGAACTCAATGAGTCTTTGAAAGAAAATGCTCAGCTTAATCAACGGACAAATAAAGCCGAAGCTTCCATTATCTTAGAAAAGAAGACAGCTGATATGCCTTCTGCTAAAAAACAATTTGTGACTAAACTTCTGGGAAATAAATCTCCTGATTATATCCAAGAAAACTTTTCATATGTCGTAGAGATGTTTGAAAAAGAGACACAAGAAGAGGTTGACGATATTAAAGAATCTGTCAAACAACAATTTACGCGTACTCCTCGAGTTGATCGTCAGATTATCGAAGAGAAGCAAAATTTTAACAATGAGATTGAACGTACTGAGTCTAGTGATTCAGTAACCGGCTATCTGAACGAGATGAAGAACCTTAGCAGATTTGCTAGGTAATTCACTCACAATAAAAAAAGGAGACAAATAAAACTATGGCTAATTTAATGCATATTAACAAAGATTACGCTCAACAACTCGTCGAAAAATGGAGTCCTGTATTGGATTTCAAATCTGACAAAGTGTCTGAGATCGCAAACGAAACAACACGTCTTAACACCGCTATCCTCTTGGAAAACCAAGAAAAATGGTGCTTGCGTGAAGCTGGTAACTCTGCTGCTACAGGCGGTGTGTTTGGTGCCCATCAAGGCACTGAACCACTTACTCTGGTGACAACTACGCTACTGGTGATGCTCGTTTACCAAAAGTCCTCATCCCTATGATTCGTCGTACCTTCCCCGAGCTCATCACAAATGAGATCGTTGGAGTACAACCAATGACAGGGCCTGTTGGTCTTGCCTTCGCAATGCGCTACAAGTATGAAGATTCCGCCCTCGGATATTCTGCTAATGGCGACGGATCCAATGGATCTGGTTCAGTTGCTGGTAACGGTGCTTCTGGTCCTTCTGGTTCTGGAAAAGAATTGGGTTATAACTACCTTAACACAGCCTTCACAGGTGCCTCATCTGCTGCCCTCAGTGGTAATGCAGAATGGGACAACATTGCTGAAGATGCTGGCGTTGGTGCTCTTATTTCACAATTTGAACTCAGTTCAAAGATTCCTCAGATCACAGTTTCGTTTGAAAAGACTGCCGTTGAAGCTCTAACCCGTAGGTTGGCAGCTAAATGGTCTGTTGAACTCGAACAAGATCTAAAAAATATGAACGGTATCGACATCGATGCTGAGCTTACCAATGCTATGTCGTATGAGATCCAGGCTGAAATCGAACGCGAGATGATCGCACGTATGATTCAAGTCTGTCTTAACGCTGGCGCTGGTGTTGGTTACTCTACTTGGTCTGCTATCTCTGCTGATGGTCGTTGGTCTGGAGAACGTGCACGGGATTTCTACAACAGAATTGTTGTTGAAGCTAACCGTGTTGCTATCCGCAATCGTCGTGGTGCTGCTAATTTCATCATTGCAACACCTCGTATTTGCGCAATTCTCGAGACTCTTCCTAACTTCACATGGATGCCAGTCAACGGTAATGTAAACACACAACCAATTGGTATTGCTAAAGTCGGTTCGGTTGGTGGTCGTTTCCAAATCTATCGTGATACTCGTACAGAAGCTCAGATTAACCCCGGTTATACTGCAACCAACAAAAATGGTGGATACAGCTCTGTTCGCAGTAAGCCCGTTGATTACGCGTTGCTCGGTTATAAAGGCGCAGAATACTACGACAGTGGTATCGTCTACTGCCCTTACATCCCTGTAATGGTACAACGTACGATCGGTCCTAACGACTTCAGTCCCCGTGTTGGTTTGCTAACCCGTTATGGAGTAGTAGATCATATTTTTGGTGCTTCATTGTATTACCATTTGGTAATCTGCACCGGACTCGGTCAATCGTTCGTTCCTGGCCAAGCTGCAACATATCTCTAAGAGATAATTGTATCTTACTAGGTAAATTTAAACCCCAGCCGAAAGGCTGGGGTTTTTTTGTTGAAATGTCCTTTATAGATCTTATCTTTGGTGGATAATTAAATACATGAGCAAGTGGAACATTAATGGGTCTAGTTTAACAAAAAACCAAAAAACGGAATTAGACCAAGAGCTAATATTGCGAGGAATTAATGTCGAGGGTCTAGTTACCGGAGCTAAATTGTATTTAGCTAGAAATAAATTAAATAAAATTCCAATATGTGAAAGCTGTTCTACCACTTTGTCCTTTCATACTCCTTCTTGCTCTTACAGAACATACTGTTCTGCAAAGTGCTCAGCAAACTCAAATAATA